TTGCTGAACGGGCTGGTGTCAATCTCCGTGTAGGGGCGAGAGTCCAGTGCTGCGTTGCGCGGTGCAAGGATGTAGTCGTTCGACGTCCACACCTGCGAATAGGTGCCGTCCCCGTTGATGTCCGTCGCCAACTGGCTGACGGATACGATCGGGTCAGTGAGGACGAAGTCAAAGCGGTCGGCGGTGTAGTAGCGCGTCTGACTGGAGGTGACGCCGAAGCCAACCTTCGTGTCGACGTAGTTGTTGATGAGTTGATCGGCTGAGTCAAGGACGGACTGCAGTGCGGTGTCGTCCGTGGAGTCAGTGATTCCGATGCTGCTCTTGAACTCGGCAAGGGTGGCGTAGCTCATGTTAGGCGTTCCCGATCGTCATGACGTAGGCGATCTCCGTGCCGCTCGTGCTGCAAGCGTAGACTTTCTCCCCGGCATTGAGTCGGATGTCAACCGTGCCGTCATGGTCAAACAAGAACCCGTTGGCGGTGGTGACGTTCGAGCCGCCCAAGTAGATGGTGTGCTGCTGTTCCTTGTGAATCAGCACATGACAGCCGTCAACGTCAGCCGTCACCAGCAGCGTCGGCGTCGTCAGGCATGTGACTTGTGTGCTTACGATTGCCATTAGTTTCTCCCCTTGCGTGGCTTGGAGGTTGTCTTCGGCAGTGTAGCGCGCTCGGGCTGCTCCTCAACGGTTGCACGCTCCTGCACTTGTGGAGTGAGCACTGGGACAGCGTAGCCGTGGCTGATGAGGTTCACGGCTTCGCTGGTAGGGACGTCAATCTCGCCGCCCACTGCGGGCCATGGCTCCCCGTTGCGGGTGCCGTCTAGTCGATAGATGAGTCGCACTTTCATGTTGCCCTCCTGCTAATGGTGACGGGGAGCCGAGCCGAAGCCCGACTCCCCGTCAGCCAGCGTCAATCCCTAAGGATTAGACGTTGGCGCCCTTGAACGTCTTCACTGCGCTTGGGTCAATGAGCCCGGTTGCGCCGCGGAGGATTCCGCGGTACGAGATGAGCCCCGTGCCGAACGCGAAGGATCGGTCAGCTTCGATTGCAGGCGCACCCGCGATCGCGGTGTAGATGGCACCAAGGTCGCCGAAGGCGATCGAGAGAGCCTCATCACCGTTGTCGGCGAGAGCGGCTGAATACACTGGGAAGCCAAGGATCGTGTCAGGGCGGTTCTGATCGCCCGGCACGAAGATTGGTCGGCTTGCGCCGTCAACGAGTCCCATGACTGCACCAAGCGTGGTGTCGTTCATGAGGAAGCCGCGCTTCGCAGCGCGACGATACTGCTGCTTCACCGAATAGATGAGGCTGACAAGGTTTGCGTAGGTTGGGGCAACTGCCGCACCCTGAACGCCAACCGTTGCCGCAGCGGCAACAGCAGGAGCAGCAACTGCCCCATGTGCTACGGATAGTTCAGCAGCCAGCTTCTCCGTGGCCCATGAGGCTACGTCGAACATCTGGTCCTGAACAGTCTCGATTCCGACCTGAAGAAGTGAAGCGTACTTCACTGGCGTCAGGCTGAGGGACGAGTTCGTGCCGTCCGACTCACCGATCGACGAGCCTTCGGAAACTGCGGCTGCAGTGCCGAGAGCGGTCGTTCGTGGAAGAGCAAGAACGTTGCCCTTCTCGAGCTGGATGACGGAAACAACGGCAGGGTCAACGAACGGGTTGACCTGACCAGCGGTGATCCAGAAGCGGTCACCCTGCTCAACTGCCTGCGTGAAGGTCGCCTTCGTGATGTCACGAAGCTCAACCGTGCCGCCGTCTCGGGCGATTCGGCGAAGCTCAGCGGACAGGTCACGGGTCGACTCAGCAGCCGGGGCGAAGGCAACAGCCTTCTCCGAGCGTGCGGCGTCGGCTGCGGCGCGGGCCTCAGCAGCGATCTTCTCTGACTGGATTGCGGAAGCAACAACTGAAGCCTCCGAAGTAAGGGCGTCAAAACGAGCCTGAGCCTCAGCCGAAAGGGCTTCGCCCTTGGCTGCTGCATCTGCAACGATGCCCGAAGCATCAGTCAACAGCGCGGCGCGCTTCTCAGCCAGATTCTTGACGGTGTCCATGTTGGACTCCTTTTCACTATCTGGGTTTACACAATACGCCGAGCCACCTATCCGATGCCCCTGATGATCAGGCAAGAGCGACCGTGGCGCGTGGGCTAACGGGAGTTTATCCCTTCAACTGCTCCAACTTCAGGCGGGCTGCCACAATGGTGTGGTGCTCGCCAGCCGGGGCAGTTGTCTCAGTGACGACTTCCTGCTCGGGTGCTGCGCCCAACTTGGCGCGCACTGCGTCGAGCAGCGCCGTCTGATCAGCGTCAAGTGCGTTGCCAGCCTTGACGGCTTCAAGAGTCTCAACGAGAGCGTCGCCGTCCACGCCGATCTTGCTCGGCGCGATCTTGCGCACGGCGGTCAGCCCGAGCGTTGCAGGGTATGCAGGCGTATGGCCCGAGAGCGTGGAGACTTCGAGCAGCCCAATCTCAGTCAGGGTGCGGCTGCCGTCTTCGTGCCACTGCTGCCCGTTCTTCGGCACGGTGAACCCGAAGGACATGCCCATGGCTTTGGCTTCGTTCGTCAGCTTGCTGATCACGGCGGCGGCGTCTGGGTCGGCTGGGTCAAGGCGAGCCTCAACCTTGAGCCCGACTTCGTCTTCGCTCAGGGTCAGACGCCCGCTCGCGGTCGTTGCCAGCATGCGGCTCTCATCATGCCCATGCAAGAACTTGATGACGCGGCGCCCCTGCTCCGCCTGCTTGATGGCGCGGGCGAAGGCGCCGTTGGCGATGCGCTCGATGAAGGGCAGCCCCTGCGATTCCGCGCCGAAGACGGCAGCGTATCCCGTGAAGGTCTTCTGCCCGTCTTCGCCTTCGGTGACGGTGAAGTCGCCGAGCGGCAGTGCGCGTGTTTCGTGTTCTCGTGCCATTGAGTTCTCCTCAAGCTGAGTGGTGTTGTTGATACTATCCGCCCAAGCAAGGACGCGGTCGGCGCCGTTTGTGTCTACGGGATTGACGCCCCAAAGCAGGGCGGCAACGGCTCCGGGGCCCGGGAAGTTTTCGTCTTCTGGGTCGCTGTTTTGAGGGACGCCTTCCCAGTCGCCACGGTGTCGGCGAATCCACGCCGCCATGCGAACGACCTTCTCGTCATCCACTCGCCCGTCGGCAAGTTGGCGCGCTTCTCGGATGGTGGCTGGCTGCAAGCCGTCGCCGCCGAGCCCGCCTTCGTAGGCTTCAAGCCCAGCCTTCGCTGCAGCTGCGACGTAGTTCGGGACGTTGACGATGGCGCGCTCTTCGTCCGTGATGAACTGCTCTGGCGTGTAGGCTTCAATCCCCAAGCCCTGCGCCATGGCGCGCACGTCTGGGTCGTTGTCGATTGCATACTCCAACTCTGTGCCGTACTGCTCCTTCAGGAGTCCGTACTTGTACTCCTTGAACGCAAGCCCGGTGGCGAAGGCGCTGCCTTCGAAGTCGTTCAGGTGAATCTCCTCAACGCCAGCCACGCCGTACTCCTGCAACCATGCGCGTGTCTCAGTCAGGCGGTCAATCTTGCGCGCGCTGACGATGATCACCTGCGTGTCGCCGCTCATGACCTTCTCGTTCAGTGCGTCAATCAGTGGCTGATTCGGCTGCTCGTTCTCCAGCACCAGCGTGCCGTCTAGGTCAACGATGACGTAGCTCACGCCTGCGGCTCCTCACCTACGGTGCCGATGTTCAGCGGCTGGCGGAAGGCGTCACCATCAGGGCCCACTGGCGGGCGATCCTCAAGGGTGCGCACTTCGTTCAGGCTGAGGAAGCCGTTGTTTAGTGCGACGGCGTAGGCGTCGAATCGCTCCTTCGTCAACGGTCGCAGCATGCTGTCAACGTTGAACTTGATGAAGGTCGTGTCGCCAACGATGAGCCGCTGGAAGCCTGCTTCTAGCCGAGCGATCAGGCTGCCGAGCCCCAACGTCAACCACTCTCGCGAGATGATCTCAAGGCTGTTGAAGCTGGAGTTGCCGCCCGGCAGTTGTAGAAGATGCAGCGGTACGCCGTAGAGTCGGGCGATCGCCTGCGTGCCTGCTTCCATGTTCTCAACGATTGCCAAGTCTGACGGGTTGAAGCCCATGCTCTTGAAGTCGGCTCCGCCCGTGAGCACTGCAACCTTGTGCATGTTGCGCAGCCCTTCGTGACGTCGTCCGAACGATGCGCGCAGGCTCTCTGCCTGATCGGCAGTGAGCTCTCCCGGGACTGTCACCAGTCCAGAAACTGAGGCTCCTTGGCTAAAGAACTGAGCCGCGTATTCTGTCGTCGCCTTCGCAAGTCCGAGCGTTGTCTTGTGGTGCTCAACTGGTGAGAGCCCGCGCAAGTCTTCGCCGACTCCGAAGAGTGTGATGTGCACAATGTCGTCAGCGGTCAAGTCAACGGCGCCCGCCGTCGTTTTGACGCGGTAGATTGGCGCACCGTTCTCGCCGCGCAGGATCGTGACCTTGCGTGGATCAAGCAGGCGGATCTCAACGATCTCAGCACCATCACGCAGCACCATGAGGAAAGCGTTGCCGTCAATCATCAAGCTGCTGACGGTTCGGTGCATCAGGTCGAAGCGGGTGTAGTTCGGATTGTTTGGCACTGGATTGTCAAGCCAGCGCGGGCGTGTCACGGGGCGACGTACGCCACGGTCACGGATGAAGACGCCGACGGGCATGGTTGCAACGGTGTCGGCGTAGAGTTTTACGGCGGCGTACAAGGCCCCGATTGTGGTGGCGTTCTTCTCGTTGAGACTGGTACCTGCGGCGTCGACTTCAACGTTCCACATGCCGCCGACGGCTCGCTCTTCGCTCTGACGTCCAAGAAGACGGTCAACGATTCCCATGTGACTCCTTACAACTCAATGAACGCGACTGATGCGCGCGGCTTCTCCGCAGGTGTTGCGCCTAGCGTAGCAGCACGCCCCCACGCCATAATGGCTGCCACGCACAAGTCAATCTTCTTGCCTGAGTCCTTGCCCTTGCGCACCTGCACACCGTAGCGCGTAGTGTACGGCGTGGCTTGGCTGACGTGCCGGGCGATGCGTGGATCACCGTCATGCTTGAGCCGTCCGTTCACCACGGCATCGTAGAAGGCGGCGGTCGCTGGGGTCATACGCGCTGGGCTCTGGGGATGCTCAACGACGGGAAGGCCCGCCTGCTGCCAGCGTTCCATGACGGACTGCCACCTGAACGGGTCGCAGTTGATCTCGCGCACGGCGTAGGTTTTGCAAAGTTCTTCCATGCGCATCTCAACCTCCTCAACGGGGACGCGCCAACTGAGGTCGTCGATCGGACGCTCCCAGAGTCCGAGCACGAACACGGCGGAGTCCGTGGTGCGCACGCCCACGATCGCGGTGGAGTCGTTGCTGAAGGAGCCGTCGAATCCGATCACCAGCGGGTCACCATCTTGCAGCTGCAGGCTGGTATCGGCGCAGGCGTCCCACGTCCCAGCGGGCAAGAACGCCTGCCCAGATGCAGCGAACTGGTTGAGCCGCTTCGTCCGAAACTCGGCTTCGGGGGTGCGCATCTTCGCTGAAGTCAAGTCTTCAAGGCTCAGCAGTGGCGGCGTTGAGAGCAGCCCGGGGTTGGCTTGCGCCCACTTCTCAGGGTTCGTGTAGGCGTCGTCGTCGGCTTCGTACCACGCCATCCCAAGCGTCGGGTCGTCATGCTCGCCAGTGATGCGACGGCGTGCCAACTGGTAGAGCGTGTAGGCGATGGAGTCCATGCCCGTCTGATCCGTGCGCTGCCCAGCCGTGGTGATCGCCAAAAAGAGCGGCGACCTTCTCGCACCCATTGAGAGCGAGAGCACGTCGAACAAGTCACGGTTGGGCCATGCTGCCAACTCATCCGCCAGCACTAGGGTGGCGCTGAGTCCTTCTTTCGTGTATGCCTCAGACGATAGGGCGCGCCAGATGGTGCCCGTCGGCTTGAACTCTAGGGTGTCTCTGAACACCTTGATCTGCTCAGCCAGCATGGGGCTCATCTCGACTGCACGCTTCGCGTGCGCCATGACGAGCTTCGCCTGATCGCGGTCAGCGGCTGCCGAATAGATTTCACCACCCTGATCACCGAAGAGTCCGAGCGCCAGCGGCACGGTTGAGAGCAGCGCCGTCTTGCCGTTCTTGCGGGCTGCGCCCACCATGAAGAAGCGGTGCGTGTAGGTGCCGTCTGCCTTGCGTGCTAGGGCATGGCGCAGCAGGTTGCGCTGCCATGGGCGGAAGGTGATCGGCTCGCCCGAGAGCCCGCCGATGGAGTCCTTGGCAATGGGCACCAGTGCTTCGCCGAAGTCAGCGACCTGATCGCCCTGAGAGCGGTCAAGGTCAGCCTGCGCGGTAGGCGTCAGCCAGCGCGGGGGCCAGTCGGCAGCGCCGCGAACTTCTCTCTGAACTCTTCGAGCAGTGTCCTTGCCTGCACCATTGCGATTCCGAGCCTTGCGCGGTCGCTCGGCGTCAGTCCCAACGAGCTCATCCACTTGTAGATTCTCTCCTCCGTTGCGGTGCGCATCCCCCAAGCCGGGTGAGCGTAGGCATAGCCCTTGTCCGTGTAGAGTACTACGCCGTCGACCTCCAGCCGCGCAGTCAGTTGCGCCAGCATCTGCTCATCCTTGCAGAGCATGGTCAACGCTTCGCGGTCGGACTCCGCCAACCAGTCGCACGCCGACGTAATGCGCAGCCAGACGCCCTGACCTACGGGGTCAAGCCCTTCAGGCAGCTTCAGATTGTCCAGCGGAGCGACTCCTGAGCCCCGCTTGGCAGGCATGCGTGACGGCTTCAACGTCCCGCGTTTTGCTTTGACTTCGTTCGGCAATGGTTTAGGCGACGCCATAAAACCCCCACCCCCCACGGTTGGACACGCATACGCGGGGC